GATTGTGGTGGAGTTTAAAAATGGCAATTCAAATTCAATATCGTCGTGGTTCTGCTGCTGATTGGACGACAACCAATCCAATCTTGGCTATTGGTGAGCCAGGGTACGAAACAGACACTGGTAAATTCAAAGTGGGTAACGGTTCTACCGTTTGGACAGGATTGCCATACTCTTCTGGCATTCAAGGTCCAACAGGTCCTACGGGGGCTGTAGGACCAACTGGCCCAACAGGTATTCAGGGCATTCAAGGCATTCAAGGCCCCACAGGTCCTACAGGTCCACTAGGCCCAACAGGTCCTCAAGGCATTCAGGGTATTCAAGGTATCCAAGGTGTTGCTGGTCCTACAGGTCCAACGGGATCTATTGGCAACACAGGACCAACAGGTCCTACTGGTGCAACTCCTGCTATTGGTGGCACAAACACCCAAGTCCAGTTCAACAACGCAGGTGTGTTTGGCGGCTCTTCAAACCTGACATTCAACGGCACAATTCTTACTGCTGCTGGCTTTGCTGGCCCACTAAACGGGACTGTGGGCGCTACAACGGCCTCTACGGGTGCGTTCACATCCCTGACCGACTCAGGCAACCTGACATTCACAGGTACTGGCAACCGCATCACTGGCGACTTTAGCAATGCAACTATTGCAAACCGAGTGGCGTTTCAGACAGGTACGGTAAATGGTGCAACTAGGCTTTCACTGATCCCGAATGGAACATCAACAACAGCTAGTTTGTCTTTATTTAACAACAGTGACCCTGCTAACTCAAGTAATGTTGCACTTGCTGTAAGCTCAACAGAAGCTCAAATTACTTCAAGTCTCGCAGGCACTGGCACTTACCTGCCCATGACCTTCTTCACAGGAGGCAGTGAGCGAGTCAGGATTGATACGTCTGGCAACGTAGGGATTGGGACGAGTTCGCCAGCAGGAAAGTTGCACGTTAACGGTGGAACATTTGACTCTTTAACTATAACTGGCAACAGCGCTAACTCCGTTGGTATGCGGTTTCAAAACACTGCTGCAAGCTCAAAAAACTATAACATTGGCTCAAGTGGTGGAGGTGTTGGCGCTGCTGGTTCATTCTTTATTTACGATGACACCGCAGCAGCAGCACGGCTGGTCATTGACACCTCCGGCAACGTAGGGATTGGGACGAGTACGCCAGCAGAAAAACTTGATGTTGTGGGAAATACCAGAACGGCAGTTGCTACATCAGCAGACGTTTATTTTAAAGCACAGAACTCAGCAGGCTCTTTGTTTTTGTTGCAGAAATCATCCAGTGCTGCAATTTATACGCCGACTTCTCAACCTTTGATTTTTGACATTGCTGGCGAACGCGCCCGTATCGACTCCAGCGGGAATTTGCTGGTGGGGACTACGAGTCAGGTCAGCGGCTCTGGCGCAAAACAAACAATTCGTTGGGATAGCTCTTCAGTGCAGGGCATAACGCTACAAACATCTTCTGCCACTTTTGCGGGCAACGCAATTAAGTTTGTAAATTCTTCAGGTGGTGAAAGTGGATACATAGCTCAAGCGGCAAGTTCTGTTAATTACTCAACATCTTCTGACTACAGGTTAAAAGAAAACATTGAGCCAATGATGGGTGCTTTGGCAAAAATTGCCCAACTCAAGCCGTGCACATATAAATGGAAAGTGGATGGCTTGGCTGGACAGGGTTTTATTGCTCACGAACTGCAAGAAGTCGTACCTGAGTGCGTTACAGGTGAGAAGGATGCTGTAGACGCTGAAGGCAATTCGCAGTACCAAGGCATTGACACATCATTCCTTGTGGCAACCCTGACAGCAGCCATCCAAGAACAGCAAGCCATCATCACAGCCCTGACTGCCCGTGTCGCAGCCCTCGAATCTAACTAAGGAACCACCATGACAACCTACCTCTGGACAATTCAACAAATGGATCGCTTAACCTCTGATGGGTTCGTGGTCACAGTGCATTACAACGTATCTGCCACCGATGGTACATACAACGCATCCACCTACGGCACTGTGGGCTATCAAGAACAGCCCGGTGAGACATACATCCCTTACGACCAATTGACCGAAGCACAGGTGGTTGGTTGGGTGCAGACAAGCCTTGGCAAAGACGATGTTGAAGCCAGCTTGCAAAGCCAAATTGACGCACAGATTAACCCCGTGCAGCAATCAGGCACACCTTGGAGCGCATAAATGAAATTACTTGTCACCACCCTTGCAGTGCTGTCCCTGACAGGCTGCGCCACTGGACAGTACCAAGCCTACGCTGATGCCCACAAGGCCCAAGCAGCAGCCCAAACAGCCCGTTACCAAGCCCTTGCCGACATTGCCAAGATGGGTGACACCACTGCCAAGGTCGCAGCGGTCATGTCCCTGCAAATGGGCAGTCAACAGAACACGCAGATCAATGCTCCAAAGTCATGGGCAGACTATGCCTTGCAGTGGACAGGTCTGCTACTGCCAACTTTTGGGCAGGTGTACACCATCAACAAACAAACCAGCTTGGGGCTGCGTCAGTCTGACAATGCCACAGCATTGGGTGTCAGTACCAATAGTGCCTTTGTCGGCATTGCATCTCAGATCCAAGCACCAGCAGCCAACGTCACTTTGAGTGGCACAGGCGTGATCGGTGCAGGTACTTATTCGATTGGAGCAAACAGTGGTCAAAACTCTGGCAACAGTGGTCGCTTGGCTGGTGGCGCTATTACTGACAATACGGCTGTACCAACTGTGGTGACAAGTACGAATACCACAACGACTAACACCACTACATCTGTAGCACCTTAAAACATTGAAATGTATAGGAATTGAAATGACCAGAAAACTCAAGATAGCAATATCTGCAATTAGCAAAAACGAAGAAGCTTTTGTCCAGCGGTTTTGCGACTCAGCAAAAGACGCAGACTTAATTTGCATTGCAGATACTGGCTCAACTGACAACACGGTTCAACTTGCATTGGAGTGTGGCGCAAAAGTGTATGACATTTGCATCAGCCCTTGGCGGTTTGATTTGGCTCGAAATGCTGCCATTGCACTGCTCCCAAAAGACATTGATATTGTCATTAGTCTTGATCTGGATGAGGTCTTGGAGCCAGGGTGGCGTGAGGAAATTGAGCGAGTATGGGTTGAAGGCACAACTAGACTGCGCTACAAATTCGATTGGGGCTGTGGAATCAGTTTCTTTTACGAGAAGATTTTTGCTCGTCATGGCTATAGGTTTTGGCATCCAGTTCATGAATATCCTAAGCCTGATGGCAGGATTACAGAAGTCTATGCCCATACCGACATGCTGTTGGTAAGCCATCACCCTGATCCAACCAAGTCTCGTGGTCAGTACATGCCACTGCTAGAGTTGGCAATCAAGGAAGATCCATTCTGTCCTCGTAATGCTTTCTACCATGCTCGTGAACTAACCTTCTACGACCGATGGGAAGAGGCCATACAGGCACTGAATCGTTATCTGGCTATGCCTGAGGCTACTTGGGCTAATGAACGCTGCTATGCCATGCGATTGCTTGGCAAGTCACATGATGAACTGGGTCACTGGCACGATGCCCTAAAGTGGTACAGATTGGCTTGTGCTGAAGCACCTGGAACCCGTGAGCCTTGGGTTGATCTGGCTATGTTTGCTTACAGGTCAAGCATGTGGATTGATGGTTATTCAGCGGCTAAGAATGCCTTGCTGATAACTGACAAGGCCCTTGTGTATACGATGGACCCAAGTGTCTGGACTGAGAAACCTTTGGACTTGGCTTCTATCTGTGCTTGGCATCTTGGGCACAAGGACGAAGCAATTGAATTCTGCAAAAAAGCTTTAGAATTCAACCCAACTGATTCCCGTCTTATCAGAAACTTAGAACAAATGACGGAACCAACAATGGTGGATTAACATGAGCGATTACACCCGTCTGAGAACCCCATTTACTAACATGTCCTTCACACCGGATGTGCCTAGTAATGCTTTGGGTCCAAATGAATATAACAATGGACGGAATGTAGAAGCTGATGTTCGTGGGATCAAAAAGATCTTTGGTGAAGAAGAGATTCTGACTGCCATTCCTGCTGATCCCATCTTTATGGAAGGTGGTTATCGCACAGAAACCCAGTGGGTATACATTGTTGCTACCAGAAACGCCTCTAACCAAGGCAAGTGGTACATGCTGACCTCTGCTGGTATTAGCAACATTACCCCTGGTGTTGGTGCTAATCCCTCTGTGTTTCTACCTGGATACACGGCTAATTTAAATATCACAACCTCATGGGTTGGTGGTGTTTTCTTTGCCAACGATACATTGACCAACCCAATGTATTTCTTGCCTACTTCCAATGAAATGACGGTTACGTCTAATGCAACGTGGAACTACGATGTTGGGGTAACAAGCACCGTTGCTGGGTTTGTGAGAAGTTACTGCTCTCCAAACGTAGGCAACATTTTGATTGCAGGTAACCTGACCAAGGTTTCTGGTGGTATCCAAAGCAACTTCCCAACTACTGTTCGTTGGTCACAGTCTTTTGCCAATACAGGCATTCCCAATACATGGGAACCTACCTTATCCAACATTGCCAACGAGCAAGAGGTTCCAGTTCGTGGACCATTGGTTGATGGCTTCTTTTTGGGTGGCAACTTCTACGTTTGCTCCTATTGGGATACTGTTGTCTTCTCACCCATTAACTACCAAAACTCCACTGCTCCAGTGTTTGGTTTGCGTTTGTTAAACCAAGGCAGGGGACTGCTGAACAACAATTGCTGGTCTGGTACTGACGCTAATGTTTATGGCGTAGATTCCAGAGATATATGGGTATTTGATGGAAACTCTTTCCAATCACTTGGCAACCAAAAAGTAAAAAACTACTTCTACAGCAATATAAGCACATCATATTCTGACCGTATATTTATGGTCAACAATACTCAGAAGAACCAGATTGAGATTTATTACCCTGATCTGACTTCTACTGGTTATTGCAACAAGATGCTCTCTTGGAGATATGACATCCAAGTGTGGAATGCTCCTAAGGACATTGAAAATGCTTGCATGGGTACAGAGGGTCCTCAGTTCATTTCTGGTAGTTTCAAATTGGCTTCTCGTGTTGTTACATATGCCCGAGGTGGTGTAACTAGTCAAAGGTTGATTCAGACAAACATTGGTAATTCGTTTATCAACGCTGCTGCAATTCCTGTGTTGTTTGAGCGAAATAACGTGGTTTTGCAATCAGACAAGGGACCTATTCCATACAGTTCCAAAGTGTATATACACAGACTTCTTCCTGAGATCTCGGGTACTGGTGCTATCAACATCTCTGTTGGTGGTGCTAACTCCACTGCTCAAGCTCCTGTGTATGGTCAAACAGGGACAACATTGATCGATACAAACAGCCCTTGGGTGACAACTCAACAAAACGCTGTTCGCACTGTATCGGTTAAGGTTGAAACCAATGATGCAACCAACACTTGGAACATGACCGCCATGAACTGGCAAGCAACTCTTGTTGAGGATGCTTTCTAATGCCGTTTGCACTGGACTCCAATCCATCCAACATTGAGTTGTCGGATGCCATCAATTACCTGTTGGGTAACTTTGGCGCAAACCTGAGTGCTGACCCCAATACAGGTCTGATTACGGGCCCTACAGGTCAAACAATTGCCTACCTGTACAAGTATTTGTCTATCAAATACGCAGACAGTGCTGATGGCTCACTCAACTTTAGCAACTCACCAACTAACCGTTTGTACTACGGTGCGAGAAACAACAACAGCTCTGTTGAGTCAACAAACCCTGCTGACTACATCTGGCTTCAAGTTGCTGGTGGTTTTAGCACTACCAAGTTCTTTTTTTACAAGGTAAGTGGTGGTCGTCAGCTTGAGATTTTTGTTGGCACTGTTGCTCCTGGTTATGGTTGGGAGCAAGATGATGGCACTGCTATTGATCTTGATGCCATCAGCGTAACCATTACTGCAACACCAACTATCTATCAGTGGACAGGATCGTCTACTCCTCCTGCCAGACCATCGACAACAACAATCTACACTTGGGCTACAGGGACTTACACAGCACCTGCTGGCTGGGCAGTTGAAGCTCCTTCAAATACCACCCCCGGTGATTATCTTTGGGCAATTGCAATTACCATTGTTCAAACTGGCGGCATCAATACAACTGTATTGGATTGGACAAATGTTGCTTACGCTATTCGTGCTGTTGGTCTAAATGGTGAAACTGGAGCAACTGGTAATAGTGCTTTAACAGCTTATAGAGTTCAGGATCAGGCTTCTGCCACTCCATCCTTTACAACTCCCACATCAGGCCCTAATGCTCCTGCTGGATGGACCTTAGCAACACCAGCGGTTTCCGTTGGTCAGGTGCTTTGGTACATTCAAGGAGAATACAACGGGTCAGGAACATTGACCATCAACGGTGTAGCTCCCAACACTACACGTTGGACAGGTCCTATTGCTGCAAGTGTCTTCCAAGACATCAGGTCTGACAACTGGAACGGCTCTAACCCTCCATCGTTCGGCTCTCCTGGCACTTGGGGTACTACTGGTTACTACATCTCCAGATCCACTGGTACAGCCATCCTAAACAACCTTGGAGCCCGAGGAACAATCCAATCAGGCTCAACTCCTGCCATCAGTGGGACATCAATGACGGGTGCTGGCGCTGTGATTAACAGTAATGGCACTTTTGCTGTTGGTGACTCTGCAAACAACATTACCTACAACGGAACAACCGTAACTCTGAATGGTCAGATTGTTACTTCTGGCAATTTGAATGTTGCAAACTTACAGGCGGTATCTGCCAGCACTGGCAACTTGACTGTTACGGGTACTTTCCAAGCCAACACTGCTGCAATTAGCGGAACCACTATGACGGGTTCTGGTGGAATCTTGTATTCATCTGGAAACTTTGCTTTTGGAAATTCAACTGCAAATATTACATACAATGGATCAGTTGTTTCTATTAACAACTTTTTGAATGCAACAACATCAAATACGAATAATACCAACCCAAATTTATATCCAGCAACAAATACAATTTTGACTTTTGTTCCTGTAATAAATAAATTCATGGTTGCCGGGGCAAGTATTGCAGTAGAAGTTGGCATTCCTTTTTCTGATCCTGCTGTATCTTGTCTTGTTATTGCAAGAATTTCAATTTACGACAAATTTGGCAATCCAGATTTGGCTACTTCAAATTCTTTGTACATTGGTGGGGTCCTATTAACAGGACCAGCATCAACAAAAAGATTGTTTGGATCTGCTGCAAGTTACCATGTTTACTTTGCTTCATCAGCCACATATACACAAGGTGATGCATTTACTGTAAGAGTGGAACTTACCCCGATTTTTGTAGATGCTTCAGGTAATGGAGTAACTCCAAGCAGTCAAAGTTTTAGCTTAATAACAACTTCAATGCTTTACCAAGTAAACGTATGAAATATTTTATTCTTTCAAATCCAAACACAAAAGAAATTGTAGTTAATGGATCTTGCCAAGATGATAATTTGGATTGCCAAAAGCAAGACGGACTTGAATTGTTGGAAGGAAAAGGAACTTCATCAACTCATTATGTTGACAATGGGTTAATTATTGAATATCCATTGGAAATACAAAACAAAAAATCAACACTGCAACCATTTTATTTGAAGTGGTCAAATGAAATATTTGATTGGGTTGACACAAGAAATACTCAAGAAAAATACAATTTTGCTTGTGGTTCTGTAAAAATAAATCGCAATGATTTGTTGTATAAATCTGATTGGACTCAAATTACCAACAATCCGTTAACGCCAGAATTGCAACAGCAATGGGCAGTTTACCGCCAACAATTAAGAGACATCACAGAACAATCTGGGTATCCTTTCAACATCATCTGGCCTACGCCACCACAAGGATAAAATATGGGAATGCAATCAGCTCAGGTCCAATCAGGGACCCAACCTCAAGGCAAGGGGTTTGCACAGCCTGTAAACCCTCCTGCTCAAAGCAATATGCCTCAAGTAATGCGTCAAGATGGGCTTGATCAAAATGCCATTAACGCTGATCCAGCAGGGTTTCAGAGCTGGCAGCAAAGACGACAAGCACAGCAGACACAGCAAATGCAATCATCACAAGGCAAAGGCAGTACCACCAATGCCGCTACTTCTGGTCAACCAACCTATGGTCAACCAAACAACTATCCAAATACTGTTGGTCAGTGGGATAATGCAAGCATTCAACGAACTAACCAGCAACCTATGGGTGGCGGGAAAGGCAAAGGCTAAATATGGGCGGCGGTAAAGGTAGTAGCTCCTCGGCTCCAGTAGTCACAGAAGAACAAAAAGAACTTCTAAGACAACAAACTGGTTTTCTCACAAACACAGCATTTCCTGCTTACCAAAGAACTGTTGGTATGGCAGGTGATGTATACGGCAATGTCAGCCCTGCTGTAAACACTGCTGCTCAAACGGCTATGGATGTCAGTGGACGAGCTGGCGCATTACAAGAAACTGCTGGAACTGGTGCTTTGACCACAGGCATTACTGGTCAAGGCAATCTTGCTGGTTACCAGGAAGGCGCTGGTCGTGGGCTGTTTTCTGGTGGTGCAGGTCAACTTGGCGAAGGTGCTGGTTACCAACGTGATGTTGGTAGGATTCTGGGTGCTCAAGGTGCTAGTCAACTTAATGCACTTTTTTCCCCTCAGTACAAGCAAGAGCAAATTCAAGCTTCTTTGCAACCTGCTCGAGAAGAGATCCGTGAGCAAATGGGTCAACAAGCAGCCATGTTTGGTGGTGCTGGTGGTCTAGGATCTTCCCGTCAAGCATTGGCCTCTCGTAACCTTGCAAGCCTTGGTGAACAGCGTATGGGCTCTGTTGCTGCTCAGACATCTGCTGGTGTTGAAAGCCAACGTCAACGTGCTGCTGAATCATTCTTGGGTGCTGGTCAAACTGCTACTGGTCAAGCACAAAGTGCTTATAGTCAATTGATGGGTGCTGGTGCTGGTGCTCTGGGTCAAGCAGGTAGTTTGTTTGGATCCCTGACAGGTGCTGGTCAATCTGGCCTGTCTGCTGCTCAACAATCGGCTGCTAGTCGTATTGGGTTTGCTGGAGCGCCACAGGATGTGTTGTCCAAATACGCATCTGTTATTTACGGTACACCACAAGCTTCTACAACGCCCAACTTTGCTGGCACACAAGGCCAGAGAACAAGCAGCAAGGGCTTTGGCTTCTAAGGAACAATCATGGCAGCAGAAACACCTTTCGGCGCAAGCTTTGGAGATCCTCGTAGGTACATGGGACAGAGTCCTCTTGCTGAAATTGGCAAGGCTCTAAAAACTGGCGGCATTCTTTATGGTTTGCAAAAGTCTGGAGCTATTGAAGCTTTAGACAAAATGGGAATCAAGTCTGATGGTAAGGGTGGGTTTAATCTCCCAACAACACAACCTGCTGGCGCTGTTCCTCCAACTATGCAGCCAATGGGCACTAGGTCTATTGCTCCTCCGCAACTTGGGGCTGCTCCTCCTGTTGCACCTCCTATGTCTGGGGCTGAAGTAACACCCCTGCCAGACTCTGGACCTTCCAATGTGCAGATCAATACATTTGCTCCACCACCACCAGATGCTGGTCGGCAAATCTTGGAGGGAACATTTCAACCTCAGTCTTCTGTTATTGACGTTACCAATGAAACTGACTTCAATCCATTTGTTCCGGATACAGGGAACCAAGTTGCTTTGACAGGCAATGAGTATCAGCAGACTCCCGGCTTTGGCAGTGGTCAAGATAAAGCTGGCAAACTAATGAAAATTATGGGGATGGGATAAACATCATGCAAGAAACAATGAACCCTCCAGCAGTCACTGCATATCCAAGTGCATTAATTGATGCTGCCCAAATTAAAAATCAAGCCAACCAAGACCTTCAAACAAGGAACGTGGATGGCTTGTTAAGCACCGCAACAAAAATGGGCTCAGGTACTGCTGAAGGCCGAGCCATAGTTGACACAGTTAAAGACATTCAAGACCGTGGCTTTCAATTTAAAACATTGACTGCACCTATTGAGAATGCCAAGACTGACAGTGAGCGTAACCTTGCTGCTGCAAATGCTTTGCGTAACGTGACTGAGCAGCCTTTGTACGGTCAAGCTTTGGTTGCCTTCATGATGGGCAACAAAGAAGCTGCGTTCAACTTGGCAACAGGTGGTCAGGTCAAAACTTCTGTAGAGTTTGCAAAAGACAATGGCAACATTATTGAAGTACGAGCCAATGCTCTTGGTCAACCTCAAAGCTACTTTGACCGTGGCTTGGGCAGACTGCTAACCCCTGAGGAATATTCTCAGCGTGGTGGTAGTGTTACCGACTTTGATCGAACACTTGCAGGTAAAAACCTTGAGCAAAACCGTGGCAAGTACAACCAAGCCTTTAGTGAAGAAAAGGTTGCAAACAGGGCTTTGTTTACAGCGTTTAACGGCATCAATGGCAAGGTTGATACGTTAGATAAGCTTGTGTCAAATTTGAAGTTTGGTCTTCCTGGTGATGTGTATGCCAATTTGGTTGGCACTTTGTCTACTGCTCAAGGTCAATCAAGCACTAAGTCTGACTCTTCAACATATTTGAACCAAATCCAAGAAAACGCTTCTGCTGGTCGAGGCCAGAAGATTGACACTGCTCTTGCTGCAAAGCTTGGCATTCCCAATAAATACCTTGGGGAAACATTTACTATTGATGGCAAATACTTAGTGTCAAAAGACAACTCGGTTCGAGTTAGTACAGATGGCTTGAAGCAACAAACAGACAGTGCAAGTCTTGCTAATGAGACATCTAAAAACACTGCTTCAAACCTAGAGAGCGTTTTGACTTCAGAAAGCTTTAAGGCTGCTATTGCTGGCAAATCAAAAGAAGAGCAAGGCAAGATTGTTCAGCAGATGAGAGCAGCTCTGACCTTGAGCAACGAGATTGGCTCTGAGATTAACAAGACAATAGACAAGTACGGCAAACCTTCTTTTATCTCTTTGCCTACATCTGTGACGTTTGCAGATCCTCAATCCCAGTTCATGATTCAACTTGAAACATTGCGTCAGAACAGGGACATGATCAATGCGTATGCTCCATACTTTGAAGAGACTGCTGGTGTTTACGACAATGCTAAAACATTGCCTGTGCCTGGAACCATTGGAGCCAACTTTGTAAACAAAGACATCTTTAAAGAGATTCGTAACAATTACGCTGACAAGATTCAACAAATTGTAAATACAGATTTTTCTAATCGTTCTACAAGACAAACACAACCAACAGCGCAACCAAGAGCTGCTGGGCCTGTTGCTCCTCCTGAAACAAAAACAAAACCAAAAGCCAGACCTCCTTTGGCTGATCTCAAGAAACAAGCTGGAGGTTAATGATGGCTGAATTTAATGAAGCTAAATTTCGTTCTGCCGCCAAAGCTGCTGGCTACTCTGATGAAGAGATCAATGCAGAGTTAGGTGTTCCCACTGGTGCTGTTGCTCCTCAAGCGGTTAGTAGTGGTTCTGAAACTGCTGCTAAATTTCAATCAGAAGCCGACACAAAAAGGGCTGCAATTGTTCAAGGCTATGAAGATAGCATCAAAAAGGACGCATCAGAATCCCCAATGACTATGGCGGGTGTTCTGACATCTCCTGCTGCATTGGTAACTGGCTCTGCCATTCTCGGGGCATTGGCTACATATGCTGCTCCTAGAATTTCTAAAAGCATCAAAGACCGCTACATGACCAAAACTCCTGAGATTGACCGAACCATCGACATTCCAACAGGTGGTTTTTTTGATATTGCACCGGATGCAACTTTAAACCCCCTTGGTCAACCTACGGCTGAAACTATCAATAAGGTTCAACGAGCAGAACAACTGGCTGAAGCCAACAGACAACTAGGCATTGGTGGTAACCAGCCTGTACCACCTACAGCTCCTGTAGCAGCCCCTGTAGCCCCTCCTGAGGCTATTGCAACACCCATCACAGCAGCTCCTGTAGATGCTCCTGCACCAACACCTACTCCTGGCCCTAACTCTCCTGTGACAAGCATCGTTACTGATACTGTCAAAGAGATGATTCAGGAAGCACCTGTTCAACCTATGGCTCCACAACCTGTTGCACCTCCTCAAGAGCTGCGTACAGGCACTGGTAAACCTGCCTTTGCTGGCATGGGCCCAGCAGCAGCGCTGAACAAGAAGGGTGAGCCTAAGTTCAAGACTGAATATCCAGGGATGGAAGCTGTTCCTTCTGGTTATGCTTTTGTTCCAAACGCCCAATACATTGACACTCCCCGTCAAAACATTGGTCAACCGGAATACACCAAGGCATACACAAACCAGCCTTTTCCATTGACAAACGAGTTGGCTATTCAAGAGTCAAAAGACATCAACAAATTGTTGGGCAGGGCTACCCGTGCTGAAATGATTGCTGCTGGTTTGCCTCCTGCTGAAACTACCCCCGGCATTACCAAGAAGACTTCTGCTGGTACAAAATCTGTAAGGGTTGCAGGTACTCTTGGTGCTTTGATGGCTGTTACCGACCTTGCCAAAGCAGACACTCCCGGTCAACGAGGCATGGCAGGTGCTGGATTGCTTGAAGCCGTTCTACCCCCAGGCTTTACCATGTCAGGTGCTGGTGAGGGTTCTGACATGCCTCCTAGGGCAGTGGATCCAAGAATGGCAAACATCAACATGACAAATGCCAGCATGTTTGCTCCCACTGCAAATGATGTATTTGCTGGTAATCCTTACGCTCAATCGGAGCTTGCCAAGAGGCGTAGACAGGAAGCGGAATATACTCGTAAGGTTGGTGCTGGTCGTGGCATCGCTCCCCCATCTGCCTATCCGAGGTAATCATGCATCAAGAAGTATCACATGCAGAAATCTATGCTCGTTTAATACTGGTTGAAGAAAAAGTAGATCGTATTGATGCCAATACTCAAGGCGTAGTAAAAGCTTTTGAGGCTGCTGCTGGTGCTTTTTTGGTACTTGAAATGCTTGGAAAGATTGCAAAACCTGTACTGTTTATTGGTGGGTTGTTTGGAATTGCTGCTGTCTGGTGGCAAACAATTAAAGACCATTTGAAATGAAAGATTGGGCCATTGCATTTATTGCAGCGGCCTTTCTTGTTGGGCTTGTGATTTGGAGTATTTACATTTTTTTGTGGGCTTTGCAATGACCGGATCAGAAACAGCGGCAGCGGGTGGATGGCTAGTTGGAAAACTTGCTCCAGCAATCGGTGGATTGTTTGGCGGCTTGTCGCTTGCTATGTTTTGGACACCAGAAAAGTTGCGTGAAAAAGGTAAGGTAGCAAGTGTGTTCATTGCTGGTGGCATATCTGCAATGGCAGGTTTTGCTTTTACTGGAATGACTGCTTCTTACCTTGGAATTACTGGTGACAAGATAGATGTAATTATTGGCTTGGCTTGGTTGCTTGGTTTGTGTAGCGTTGCTGTTATGAACTGGATCGCAAACTTTATGTCTAAGCGAGAACACATGGACATTGCGGAAGTGGCTGTAGAAATTAACCAGACTCGACAACGCATTCAGGGTGGCGCTCCAAAGCAAAGCAATGCCCCTCGAAAGCGCCTGACCGCAAGGAGTAAACGAGCATGAATGTAGCTGGCTGGTTGCTTGCTGTTCTGGTGCTTGAATTAATTGCCATTGTGCTAGTTGCTTACCTGTCGTTTTCTGGCTTTTTTGACGGTATGCGGATCGTTGCAAAGATTGGCATCTGGATGATGACCACCGGGCTAATGGTGCAGATCATGCGCTCCCTGCACTACTTTGAGTTTGGCGCATACCCAGTGGACACCATTTTTCCGCTGTGGGTCACAAAAGACATTGGCGCATCACTAATTGTCTTTGATTTGTTTTTACTTTCAAAAAAGAGGTAATTTATGTTTCCACTCGCAGCACTATTAGATGTCGGCGGCAAGCTAATTGACAAACTCATTCCTGATCCAGAAGCGAAAGCCAAAGCACAACTTGATCTAGCAAAGATGGCTCAAGACGGTGAGTTGGCTCGAATGGCTAACGAGACTGAGCTTTACAAGGCAGAGCAAAACAACCTCACAGACCGCCTCAAAGCAGATATGGGGTCTGACTCTTGGTTGTCCAAAAACATTCGCCCTATGACCCTCCTGATGATCCTGGGAGGGTATTTCACCTTTGCCATGATGTCAGCATTTGATTACGACACCAATCAGTCTTACGTCCAGTTGCTGGGCCAATGGGGCATGCTGGTCATGTCCTTTTACTTTGGGGGAAGGACCCTTGAAAAGATCATGGACATGAAGGCAAACAAAGACAGGGACCCAAAGTGATTACTGCTGAACAACTTAAAGAGTTGCACATTGATGACGATTGGCTAGAGCCTTTGAACGAGGCTATGCTGCGCTATGAGATCAACACACCACTGCGTATAGCTGCGTTCATTGGTCAGTGCGCTCATGAGTCAGGTAACTTTAAAACGCTGCAAGAAAACCTCAATTACTCAGCGGAAGCCTTGTGCCGTGTTTGGCCTAGTAGATTCCAAAATCTTGAGGTAGCAAAACCGTATCACCGCAATCCCGACAAGATCGCAAACAAGGTATACGGAGGTCGTATGGGGAATGGAACCGAAGAGACTGAGGAAGGTAGTCTGTATAAAGGCCGTGGCCTCATCCAGTTGACCGGGAAGGACAATTACACTCTCTGTGGTGATGCCTTGCAAGAGGACTTCATTCATTCGCCTGACCTTTTGTTGTCTCCAAAATATGCCACTTTGAGCGCTGCATGGTTTTGGAATAAGCGTGGCCTAAACAAAGAGGCCGATGCTAAAGACTACACCGCCATGACCAAGAAGATCAATGGGGGTGTAATCGGGTTACAGGACCGTATCAAGCACATTAATCATGCGCTAGAGGTCTTGTCCTGATATTGCAACTCAAGCAGCAGTTCTAGGTAATGGATTGCTTTCTTGATGTCAGCAGCTCCATTTTTTTCCTTGTGACGGGTAACGTATTTCACTACGTTGCCTTCACAAAACCCTAGATTGTTTGCATAAATGTAGACAATAGGCTGGATGCCTTTGTTTTTGTAGTAACTGCCTGATACCTGTTTATCAAGTACAGATGTAGGCTCACACACAATTGGTGTGCAGCCATGTATTTCGCAAATATCTGGTGATGGGCAAGTATCGCAAAGCATCACAACTCCTTTTATTTGGCAAGCAACCAAACACGCAACCCACCTTCTTCTTTGCGGGTACTGATTACCTTATTAGGGTAAACCTTCTTAGAGTTGTTGATCTGTGCTCTGATGTAACTAATCTTTTTAGGATCAGCACAAGGGATCAAGAAAGAATCACCCGCCTCCATTTGCTCAAATGGGTAAGCTTTTCTTGAGGACAGGGGGACATTTTTTTCAATTGTGAACATGATTTTCTTTCGTAAAGGGGGCCTACTCGCTGCGTCTGGTGTCTCTCTGTAGTCTCAGGCACGTTCCCCAATAACCAGCATCCGCTTTCGGCCCCAAAATTAATGAGTCCCGCCAATTTCCATTGGGGGTTGTGTTTGTTCCTGTTCTTTAAACTGCTCAACTAACTTTTGGTGCAATGGGTAAGCGCCTGTTTCTGTGGGCAGTTGTCCGATAACACGAACAATAAAAGCGGCTTCGTTTGGGTCAAGATCAAAAGTCATGTTGTTCCTCAAAAAGGGCAATCTTGGTCAAAGTCATCAGCTTTGGGCTTACGAGTAGGCTCAGAACTTTGACGGGGGGCTTCTTCTTTTGGCCGAACAGTCAAAGAAAAAAACTTTCCAGTTGCACTTTCTTTAATCCAACCACTTAGCCAATAATCAACTCCATTGACATTTAAGGAACCAGAATATTCTGGCTGTGTCTCTTTTGTCTTTTTATTGTTTTTACCAAGGGTTCCTCGGTTTGTGTTGTCGTATTCCATGTATTACCCTTTCGCTTTTTTAAGTGCTGAACGCACAGTGGATGACATTTGGTTAGCCAACCAGACACGCTGATCAGCTTCCAACGCCTGTTCATCAATCATTGCAAGGGCTGCTTCTGCCTTCCCCTGGTTGACCAATTCTTCTACGCTCCTTGCTAAATCACGCAAGAATTCTTTGATGTCTTCAGGAAGATCTTCACCAATGCCACCACGAGGGGTTACAACAGGTGCTGTACCCTTGATCCCAGTAGTTGCATCCAAGGCATCGTGTTCAACGATTTCAAGCGCTGCAACCCACAAATACCTGCGAAGGTAGGTCTGTACTGCCCCAAGGTTTTGGACCTCATGACAGCCCTTTAAAGCTGCACTAGACATAGGCGATTCGATAACAATCATTTCTTCTGGCTTGTCAACATTGATGATTCGCATATCTGCTGTTTCTTTGCCAAAACTTACAATCCCTGCCAAACCATGAATGTTAAAGATTTGCAGTGCGGGGATAAGAAAGTCACCCAGTTCAAAATAGTAGTAATTGGCAAACTTGTTGTGGCCTGTTTTCTTGAGCTTGGAGCCATGAAAAGCTTCACGGGCAAGGTTTAGACGTTGATAGACATTCATTGCATTACTTTCCAAATGTTGCATCGTATTCATCTTGAATGATGTCACGCTGGGTGTCTTCATCAAAGTCTTCAAAGTTGATGAAGTGGTTTTCCTCGCAGCATGAGCGCTTGTCATTGCGGGGTGTCATACAGTAAGGGCAGTACTCAACGCCCCTAAGGTCTTCTTTTGCTTGTTCGAGAAATTCTTTCATAATTTACCTACAGGAGTTGCCAAAAGCCATTTGTTGCCAAGGAATCTGAGGGACCGTACCCACTGGTGGCAGTTGTGACGTTGTGTGTGTGTTGGCACACCTTCTACACAGTACAGTCGTCTGACTGTTTTCAATGCTTGAACATTCATTTGTATCTCCTTTTTGTTAAGCAGAGTGTGAATGTATCAGGCTTTTTATATGTTTTACATAGGGGTTTTCCCCTAGTGTTCTTTTCTTTCTTTTGTTGTAGGCTCACCCTATGAGCCACCAAACACACGAATTCGTTTTAGCTTACGAGCTAATCGTCCAAGCTACTGATCAGCTGGAGCCCTTGCTGCACCCAGATGATTTGGAGGCTAGTATTGTTGCCGTCCTGGCAACAGCACTAGAGATCGCTAGTAAACGTCAACTCAAGGAGATGCATGAAATCTACCAAACCAACGCCATTTGATTGGCAAACAAAAACCCCGTCCTTGTTTACGGCAACAGAGAAGGCAACCATGAACTTCTTTGCTGTAACCAAGAGCACTGAGCGCAAGCAGCTAAAAATTTACTCAAAGGCAGGTGCAAAATGATCTTTAACGCATTGGCAGAATTTCCCAAAGCTGGTTTGACACCAGACGAGAATGGTGAGTACCATATGGGCTTATCAGAAATGGCACGGTTCAGCGCTTTTCAGGAACAGCGTGACCGTGAGTTTGAAAACCGTCTTGACCGTTGGTTGAGCAATGACAGGGACATGCTATGAAACAAGGACTGTACGCCAACATTCACGCCAAGCGTGAGCGTATTGAAGCTGGATCTAAAGAGAAGATGCGTAAGCCTGGGAGCAAAGGTTCGCCATCTGCTGCTGACTTCAAAGATAGTGCAAAAACTGCTAAGAAGCCTAAAAAGAAATGACATCCGCTTGGACCAAAAAAGAGGGCAAGAATGCTAAAGGTGGTTTGAACGAGAAGGGACGCAAGTCCTACGAAGCAGCAAACCCCGGTAGCAACTTGAAAGCACCAGTAAAGTCTGGTGACAATCCTCGCCGTGCTAGTTTCTTGGCAAGGATGGGCAACATGCCTGGACCTGAAAAAAAGAACGGTGAGCCCACAAGGCTGCTGTTGTCGCTCAAGGCTTGGGGTGCAAGTTCCAAGGCTGATGCCAAGTCCAAGGCTGCTGCTATTTCTGCACGAAATAAGTCCAAGAAGTGATATAGTGTTTGAAACCCAGCTAGGCAGAGAGTAGCTACTCTGCTGAAAAGTGTCCCCTTCCACCTGCTGTGAGTTTCTTTTGAAGCGGGGCTTTGAACGGAAATAATCATGGGTATTAAATTCATGGCTATGGCTATTGATGCCAATACAGCCAATTCAGGCCAAAAACTGGTTTTATTGATGCTTGCAAACCATTGCAACGATCACACCAGACAGTGCAATCCATCACAAAAACTGCTTGCTGAAGAGTGCTCTATGGGCTTGTCAACGCTCAAGAATCACATCATTGCTTTGCAAGATTTAGGATATGTTGAAACTGTAAATGTCTTCAAAGACAACATACAAAAACCAAACCAGTATTTATTGAGGTTTCCCAGTAGCCAGAATCGGGCTACCCCCCCGTCAGGATCTGGCTACCCCCCCAGCCAGAATCTGGCTACAGAACCTGAAGTTAAAAACAGAATAGAACCTGTTAATCAAAAGAATAATTTTTTTGATGACTTCTGGAAAGCATATCCCCGTAAAAGCAACAAGAGTTTTGCCCGAAAGGTTTTTGAAAAGCTGAAGGTGGATCAGCAGTTGTTTGACAAGATTGTCCAAGCCATCAACCTGCAAAACAGAACTGTCTGGAAAGACAAGGACCAACAGTACATCCCACACCCATCAACTTGGCTTAACGGTGAACGATGGGAAGACGAGGTTTCTTCTTTTGTTAAACCAATGACCCAAGCTGAACGAGCAACCAACATTGCCCTTGGTAGACCAGCAGACCAACGACTTCCTACCCCTGAAGAACAAGCTGAACGTCAAAAACGGATTGCAATGCGATGAAAGGCCATGAACCACTTATCCACATGAGGATGCATGGCAAAGCTCCTCAGTGTGTCAGCATTGAAGACCACAGGTCCTTGAACAGCCATGATTGGCATCTTTTTGGTGACATTCCTTGCATCAATGTCGATGGTGATGAACTTCACTCCATTGATCTACGGTTTTGTGTTGGACTGATCGTGCAAATCAGTAGCTTTTCAGAAACCAGAGCAAAAACACTGTTATTCATTGCTAAACAAGCAAAAGCAAGGGTAATCACTAGTTGTGTACTAATTCCGAATGCACCACACTGGAAGCAGACAGGTTGGTCAGAAATATACACATCATGATTATCAATAACGACACAGTAAATTTCGCTCTTTACATGAAAGAGACAGACGCTCAGGCCAAGGTCAAGAGTGCTTTTATCTATGCTGAAGCATTGAAAAACAAGCTCCGACTGAAAAAGTCGGTCAACCCTATTGTTTTGCCCTGGTACGGACAGAAGGACAACTTTGAGTTCCGTAAGGGTGAAGTGACCATTTGGGCAGGACAGAACAGCTCAGGCAAGTCTTTGGTGACCTCTCAAATTGCTTTGTCCCTGATGGGCCAAGGTGAGAAGGTAGCCATTGCGTCTTTCGAGATGAAGCCTGTCACAACCTTACAGCGTATGGCAAGGATGTGGATAGGCATGAACCCTATGGCTCCTGAGTTTCAGACTGAGGAAGGGTTTAAGTCCATTGATGACCTGTTTGACCAGTTTAGCTATTGGTCTGAGGACAAGCTTTGGCTGTACGACCAAATGGGTGCTGTTGACCAAGCTTTGATTATCGGGATGTGCAGGTACTGTGCAAAGGAGCTTGGCATTGGTCACATCATGATTGACAACTTAGCAACTTGCGTTATGGGTGAAGACGACATGTCTGGTCAAAAGAACTTTGTTTCTGAGTTGATCAACATTGCACGAGACTACAACACTCATATTCACTTGGTTCACCACTTGCGTAAACCAGCGAACGAATATTCTATTCCCGGCAAATACGACACAAAGGGTTCTGGTGCAATTGTTGACCTTGTTGATAATGTTTGGATGGTTTGGAGAAATAAAGAAAAAGAGGACGAGATTAAAGATATTGGTCCTGCTTCAGGTAAGTATCACGATGCTGACCAAATGTTGTTTTGCCGAAAGCAAAGGAATTACGAGGGCTCAGGTAATGGTGAGCCAAACATAAAGCTGTGGTTTCATGCTGATGCTCAGACCTATGTTGAAAGAGCTGGCGATGATCCCATGTTCTTTCCAAACTGGCCCCACATACGATCAGGGTAAACACTGATGTACGAATACAGCAAAATAAAATCAAATTACAGTGACCGAGTTCAAATCGAACAAGGTGAGGCAAGAGTAATTTTCCGATCCTGGCAAACAACCAAAGACAACGAGTTTGTCGTAGGTATGTTGGAAAGAGCAGAAAAAATGTATGGCATGGGTGCAAAGGAAAGGATCAGATCCTACCTAACCCAAATGAAAGAAGGAACATTGGAATGAATAATTGTGAGCACAAATGGGAATCCATTAAAGGTCCTGGCATGTACCACTGCACTAAATGTGGTGCTTTCAGGAGGATTATCAAATGAACGAAGACGAAAAGCCAACCCCGGCTGATAAACAGTTGGTCTGGGTGGTGGTGGCATTCATCACGTTGATGCTGGGGCTTTTAACTTTGAGGAGTTGTTTATGACACCGAACAGAATCCAGTTCAGCGGCACAGACAGCACATGGGTGATGCGTATTACCGCAGATCGCCGCATTGAAGTTAACGAAAACGTTGAGGTCACTAAAACGGCGCAGGATGTTCTGGGTGCCTTGCAGCATTTGTTGAAGCCAGCACCTGTGCAGGAGCCTGTGGCGCATGCTGTGTTCACAGTGCTGGAGGGGTTTACGCTTCCGCATGATGTTCGAAAGATTCTCGAAGCCGCTTACTACACCTTACCCGCAGCACAGCGGCAATGGGTTGGGCTGACTGAGGAGGAGCGCACAGAAATTAGGCGAGAACATTACGCACGAACACTTCCACTTATGGATGCGGTTGAAGCCAAACTCAAGGAGAAGAACACATGACTTTTCAAGTAATCTTTCAAGTTGAAGGCACACCTGTACCAAAAGGTCGTCCAAGATTTGCCAGGAGGGGCAAGTTTGTCTCAACTTACAGCCCAAAAACCACAGTTGACTACGAAACCAAGGTTGCTGACGCTGCAAAGATAGCAATGGGCTCACAGAAGCCTTTAGAAGGCCCCATAGTGACCTGTATTTACATCACCCTGCCTACCCCAGCCTCCTATAGTAAAAAGCGCACCAAGGCTTGTTTATCAGGTGAAGAGCGTCCCACCAAACGCAGTGATATCGACAACTTTTGCAAAGCTCTTTTTGATGGCATGAACGGCATTGTCTTTGTAGATGACAGTCAAGTGGTGTCTTTACACGCCACAAAAGTGTATGGGACTGTGGGTCTGGTAGAGATCATGGTCCAAGAACATCTGATGTAAGGGTATGTCCCTATTCCAATCAACTTGATTGAGCTCCACAATTGGTTTGCCAATCACGGCATCAAAGGAAATGCAATGAAAGTTACGACCACAGTCCACATCTATAACTCCCAGTACTCATGGGAGACAACACCCAGATTTAGCGTTTACTCTCTTAAAATCGATGATAGTGAGCACATGACCTATGTAGGCGCTCAAGAAATTGAAGTTGAAGTGCCTGACAGTTATGACCCGAGGGCTCAAAAGATTGCTGCTCTTGAAAAGCAAAGGCAAAAAATCATGGCTGACTATCAAAAAACAGTCAATGAGATCAATGAGCGTATTTCTAAACTGCAAGCCATTGAATACACACCATGAGAAAGAAAAGCAAATACAAACCCAGACCAGTATGTCTAGACAACATGCACTGGGTAGTGTCTGGCATGAAAAAGGTAGGAACTCTACCTACTGCTGGTGTAGCGCTGAAGCTAAAGAACCATGAGGCTTTGGACTCCATCTTAAAAGGTGAGGCTACAAAAGATCATCTTGATGTCCTAATTTATGCTGTAAACATGGCTGAGGCCATGATCCGCATACGGGATGACTTAGGTGCTGATTGGGCAGCAGAGATAAGAGCTGCTCAAGACGCTATCTACACAATGGCTAAACGAGGTGTGGAGAAGAACCGCTTTGCTTTTACAGGTCCTGAGATGAATGCTGTAAGGGTGGTGATGGATGTCCATGATGCCCAGCTAGATGATTGCAGTGTCAAAGAGATGGAGAGGGCTTTGGAGCTGGTTGCGGAAGAGATCCGGCTAAAGAAGTGCCGACCAATCGTGGAGGCTGTATGAGAGATGCGATAGAAATGGCCCGTCAAGCTGGCTGGGAAATGGACGACAGTCTGGTTCTTGAGCCTGAAGTTATTTGGTATATGAGCCAAGGGCAACTTGAGCGCCTTGTTGCTATTGTCCGTGCTGATGAGCGTGAGATTGCTATTGAAAGAGCGTTTGTTGCAATGCTAGGCGCAAGCCATGAGTTGACATTACGTGTAGTCCGAGCCATTCGAGCAGGTAAGACATGATCCACTATCACGGTATGCCAATTACCCCGGCTACAGCAGCAGTAGCCGCTGTACAGGCTGGGCATGGGTTTGTTTCTTTTCAACACCCCGATCAGCTTGGTATTGCTGCTGAAGTTTGTCAATCATTTGCTGTTGACAATGGTGCTTTTAGTGCCTGGAAAAGCGGCAATCCAAGGATTGATTGGTCAGACTTTTACGAATGGGCATTGATGTGCAAAAAGATGCCCAACTGCGACTTTGCCGTCATCCCAGATGTGATTGATGGCACTGAAGACGACAACAATGCCCTTGTTCGTGCTTGGCCTTTGGGTAACTTCTTTGGAGCTCCTGTTTGGCATATGCATGAATCAATCAGCAGGTTGACATGGTTGGCTCGGACGTTTCATCGTGTTTGCATTGGGTCATCTGGTGAATTTGCAGAGATTGGAAATTCTTTGTGGTGGGGTCGAATATCAGAAGCAATGAATGCCGTTTGTCCTGACGGAAGTCCAGTTTGCAAGCTTCATGGTTTGCGGATGCTTGACCCTGAAGTATTTACAAAGTTGCCATTTGCATCTGCTGACAGCACAAACATTGGAAGGAATGTAGGTATAGACAACAAATGGAGAAATGGGAATTACCCTCCACCAACAAAAGAAGCAAGAGCAATGGTTATGAGGCAAAGAATTGAATCTTATAACTCTGCACAAAAATGGATCAAACAACCAATTCAGGAAACATTAATATGAAAACAGCAATCGCAATTTACGCCTTGGCAATGACTGCCGCCAACTTGTCTATTTCGCATTTTGGCCCTTGGGTATCACCAATTAACTCATTTTTGTTTATTGGCCTTGATTTGGCTTTGCGTGACTTGTTGCATCAAAGGTTAAAAACATGGCAAATGGGATGCCTAATTGTTGGCACTGGTTTGTTGACATATTTGCTAAACCCTGCTGCTGGAATGATTGCAATTGCGTCTGCCGTTTCATTCACTGCCGCATCTGTTGTTGATTGGGCTGTGTTCGCAAAACTTACTGGCACATGGATCAAACGAGCAAACGGTAGCAACATTGCTGGCGCTGCTGTGGACAGCGTTGTATTCCCTACGTTGGCTTTTGGTGTTTTGATGCCTCAAATTGTTGCCATGCAATTTGCAGCCAAAGTTGCAGGTGGTGCTTTCTGGGCTTATGTAATTTCAAAAGTTAAACATGACTGACGATCCATTTCACTACGAAAAGCCTGAATGGTTGGTGCTTAAACAGCGTGAACATAACAGGCAACTCAGAGAGAAACGACTAGGTAGGCCAATAGGAACTTGGGGTGGTAAACGTCAGGGTGCAGGTCTGAAGAAAAAGACAGAAGAACCCAAGTACACCAACCTAATCGCATTAACTTTAAACAGCATCCAAAAACAAGTACTCATAGAAATGGGTAATGGTGATCTGGATACTGGTGTACAGAACTTAATCAACGAACACATTTGAAAG